TGGTAACGCTGATCTTAGAAACGGTTATCATTGGCTCAATTGTCGTACCAGCTGGCACAGGGTTGGTATGTTATCTGAAGTCGGAAAGGAGACGTTTGCGTTTAGCAAGCAGACTCCTATCGAGATTCAAGTTTACGTGGTACAGGCGTAAGCAGGATCTCAGAAGTGTTTTCAATGGGTTGGATCTAATGCACAACCATGCACAAAAGAACCATACTCATGGAAGGGCAGCTGCCATTAGAAATGATGCCAGCGACTTTGCTGATCGGTACAGTGAACTTTTAGGACTTGGATTAGTCTTTTATCAGGGATCTGCATCGGATGTCAGGAAAGGGAGAATGTACTCAAGGTCTTATTATTGGGCGAAAGATACAGATGTGAAAGAGAAGTCATTTAAACCAAAGTCGGATGACATGGTTTATATGGGAGATGTTGATTATTATATCAACATGCCACAGTTTTTGGCTGAACGTTTTCACCCTGTATTGATTAGCACAATGCAGCCTGATAGTGCTGGAAAACAAACTGAGGATTACCAATATAGATGGTTGGATAACAATGAAATATTATATAAGGTATCTGGAGGAAAACCATATCAACATAAGATATGGGCCTATAATGATGATAATTTTGTGGTCTATAATACATTTTTGGGCTTAAAATTATCTGCTTCTCATTATATGCTTGATCGAAAGTATATGGATCCGGACCACCAATTGATATTAATGACTCCTTCTACAAAGTGGTTATTTCCTTTTTCTTACGTTGTATCTTGGTTTTTATCACATCCTGTATTGGACAGACTCAAACCAGTTTATGGTGAGTTCGTTCGATTGGAAGTGTTTGAAAAGAATATGAGACAACGAAAAGATATTTCTGGAACATCTAGGACTTTGGTAAGTACGGGCCGTGTTAATGAGGTATTATCATGCACCATTGGCGTTGAGACGGATAATGCTATCTCTTCGAGATGCAGAACTACCAAGCCAACTTTGGCTATGGTTGAATCTTGCGTCAATATTTATGAGAAACCTAAACAGGGCACAAGGGTTAAGGGCTTGGAAGTATTGCTAGAATGGCATTTACTACAAGTTTCATTTCATGCACCCATGGTATATAACGCTCCTTCATACGTGCAGAGATACCAGTTCCAACCTTTTGATTTTGATGCGAAACCAACAATGCAATCATTCATGAATCCATTATTGGATGGGGCTTATGCTCCTGATGCTACTGTTGGGAATGAGAAAAGATCAATTAAGGGAAGACTGGAAAAACCCCAAGCAGAACTGAAGGATGTTGTATTAAATAAGTATTTATATGATGAGATGAGACAATTTGCAAAAATGATCTTTCGGGATCATGCTCATACATTAGTACCTGTGGATGAAATGGAGGTCTTCAATAGGCAAGATAGACCCACCCAGCGCAGAATATTAGAGGAGGCTGGATACCTCTTACCTAATGAATACAGTAAAACGTTTATGAAACGTGAAGCGTATGGAAATATTAAGGACCCGAGGATAATCAGTACTATTAATAGTAATGACAAACTCGCTTACTCGAGATACATGTATGCCCTATCTGATTATATTAAGAGAGAACATTGGTATGGATTTGGCCTTACACCAAGAGAACTTGCTCTTGAAATTGCTAGCAAAGCTACTAATGCTAAATCTCATGCTATTAATTCTGATATTGATAAGTTGGATGGTCG